CCTGTTTGGAATTCACTTTCGCTTCAAAACGATCAAGAATTAAATTTCTGTTTAGCACCTCCACAATCAAAGTCTACTCTCCTCACACCAATCTCAGGTTTAACAATTTGAAATCAGCATCAACTGAACTTCTCCCTCCCCGAAAATGGAAAATCTCACTCTTCTGTTCAACAACCTTCGTATCGACAACAACTACGAAATCGAAAACATCAAGAATGAAACACCATCTCTCATCCACGACTACGTCAATCCACTACACTTGGAAAGACACAAGAAAACCGTCCTTCACGCAATGTCACGCTTCTGTTACTCAAACACAATCGAGACCGTTCTCACACAACGCCGCACCCGACCCGAAATCGAATCAATCATGACCGACTTCTTCAAAGGCGATATTTCACCACACCCAATCGTTAGAGACCAAAACTACCTACTCGCACTTAACATTGCAGCAGACAAGTTCCGACCCGACTCACCCGTCAGGCCTATACACCTACTCGACATCCAACACCACTACCCAATCAAACGTAGTACTAATGCCGAACCTCCATTCTCCACATCACCACACTTCCTTAACATGATACCTAAAGACATGAAACCGACGACAGGCAATATGCTTCCAATCATATTTGACTTCACTCGCCAATGGCACCATCAAATCAAGCACTCAACTGCATCTTTCGATGAATACCTATTCTTCATGATCCTTCACATCAAAACAGTTATCGTTGACATCGATGACCCAAATAAACTCCGTTCAATATGGGGCGTTCCAAAACCATGGATCTACGCTCAAATTATGTTCCACTGGGCCTTATTCGCATGCTACCGACGCAATCCTAAACGTTACCCTATCCTCTGGGGCTACGAAACCTTCACAGGCGGATGGCTTCGACTCAACCACGAACTATTTTCAAGATACCTCCGTTCATCATTCATCATGATAGACTGGAAATCTTTCGACAAGTACGTACCTCACGAAGGTATTACTGACGTCCATCAGATCACATCGACTTACATCGACTTCGATCATGGATATATGCCGACAACCGAGTATCACGATACTCACACAACATGGACTCCCGAAAAAGCACAAAGACTACGACGTCTCTATGCCTGGACACTCTATGCCTACAAAAACACACCAATCGTCCTCCCCGACGGCTCACGTGTTAGACGTAAACATTCAACCCTGCCATCAGGTTTGTACACTACGCAATATTACGATTCCTTCTGGAATTACATTATGTTATCAACCATACTTATAGCTATGGGATTCGACCCCACTCTTTGCATCATCAAAGTATTAGGCGACGACTCCATCACATCACTATATGTACTCATCCCTCCCAATATGCACACTGAATTTATGCAACATATGCAACACTATGCCACATACTACTTCGGATCAATCATCAGCATTGAGAAATCAAAGATGACTAACGCTCTCAACAAGTGCGAAGTCCTCAGCTATCTCAACAACAATGGAATCCCCATTCGTTCAGATACTTCTCTACTCGCTAAGCTGTATCACACCTCAGCTCACGATCCTTCACCTCAGAAAACCATGGCCACAGCCATCGGTATTGCCTACGCAAACATCGGACATCACAAACACGTCCATTATGTATGCCAAGACATCTATACCTATTATGCATCTCAAGGATACACTCCCGACTCCTCGGGTTTCAGACACGCTTTCTACGACGACCCAAATCGTCCAATAGACTACATGACTACTGATCACTTCCCTACGATCACAGAAACTCAAGCTCAAATCTTCAACTTTGGCTACGTAAATCAAGAATCTTACGACCGTTTCTACCCTCGTAC